GTGGCGTAGAGGGCGGCCCAGGCGGCGGACAGCACGCTGTCGGCGGCGCTGTCGGGCGTGTCGCCCTGCGCCAGCACGGCGATGGCGACGGTGAGGCGGCGATCCATGGCGCCCAGGGCGAACTCGCCGGCTTCCTCGCGCTCGGGCGTGATGACCACGGCGGGCAGCGTGGGCAGCTGCTCCTGGCGGCTGCGATAGACGCGGCCGGAGGCGACGCTGGCGAGGGCGGTGGCGACTGCGGCGAGGATGGTTTCGCGGGCGCTCATTTCAGCAGCAGGCGGGTGATGCCGACGCCATCCGGCTGGATGGCGGCGATGGTGTAAGAAGTGCCGGCGACGGTGACGGAATCACCGACGCCGGCCAAACCGACGTCAGACGTCGGGAGGAGGAGAGCGGGTTGCGATCCGGCGACGAGGCCCAGGGCGTCCTGGTAGGTGTCGTCGAAAATGCCGAGGACGGTCAAACCACCAATCGTGGCGTCGACAGCAAAATCGGCCATGAATGGCGCAAGATTTTCAATGAATCCCATTACTCGGCCTTGCTACGCTTGCGCGCTTTTGGCACGGTCGACTCGGCCACCGTGACATCGGTCACGATGGCTTTGCCGATTTGCACCAGCAGGCGGGCATCGGACTCGGACACCTCTCGCGGCACGGCGTACACCGTGCCGGCGACGAGGCTTTTGCCCGATGCGCCGCAGCCGCGAAGAACTTTAATAAAGTTCATCAGGCGACCGATCAGGCAGTCAGCGCATCCTTCATCGCGCTGAAGCTGACAGCGTGACGAACAGCGATGTCGACATCCTGCAAGGCGACGACACGGACGGTGCCAGATGTCGAACCTGTGTAGGGATCAACCATCAGGTCGAGGCTGCCCCACTGGCCGATAATCAGGTCATTCCAGTTACCGGCGATGATGGCCGAGCAGACGCCGGACGACGTGCCTTTGGTCAGGTTCGACGGCACCTGATTCGACACGCCGCCACGCAGGCCGGCGACGCTGGTCATGCCATCAGCCGACGGGAAGCCCTCGACCACATAGCCGGCGACGCCGGAGGTCTTGAGCGTGGTCATCAGCTTGCCGATGACGGCCGAGTTGGTCAGCACGCCGGTGTTGCCGAAGTCGGCATTGGCGCCGGCGATGTCGGACCAGAGGCCAACGATATGGGCAAATGTGGGCGCGGCGCCATCGGTGCCGCCAGCCACGTCACCAATGCCGCTGGTGGCCAGGATGCCGGTCGGCTGGTTGCTCAAGCCTGTGCCGCTGATGGCCGCCGAATCGATGGCCAGAGCCAGGACGGTGGCCAGGTCGTTGCGCACGAACGACTCGACATCAATCGACGACTGCAACAGCAGCTTGCGGCTGATGTCGGTGTAGGCGCCGACGGTCTTGGGCGACATGGCGACCTGGTCGAAGGTTTGGCCGGATTCGGTCGGGGCGCCGGATTCCGCCACCCAATAGGACGTAGCACCGCCGGTCTGGCGCGGGATAGCGATGTTGCCGACCAGGCCGGTCAGCATTTGCGCGCCCATGCGCATGACCATCATGCGGTTGCGGAGCAGATCGATAAACGACTGTGCCAGCAGGTTGGTGGCGACGGTGTAACCGCCGCTGCCGGGCGTACCAACAACCAGGTCGCGCTTTTGCACTTCGACCGGCACGAAAAAGCCTTGCGCCGACTTGCCGAACTTGGCGGCAAAGGCGTCAGAGGCTTCGCGCTCGAAGCGGGCGGCTTCTTGCGCCTTGCGGTCGCCGGGGTTGGCCAGGGCGTTGATGGCGCGCATGAAGCTGAATTGCTTTGCTTCGGCCTGGGTCATGCCGATGTCAGCGGTCGGTGCCGGCGCGCTGGCGACCTTGTCGAGCAGCAGGGCGCGGAATTCATCGACCGACTTGCCGGAACGCAGGGCATCGGCGGCGAGCTTTTCGCCACCATGGCGGGCGTGCAGCTCGCCAAGGGCGATGATGTCGGCGATGCGCTTGTTGGATTCGGCAGCCGCGTCGGCGCGAACCTGGTCTACGGTGATTTCAGACATGGATGTCTCCTTGAGGATTTGAATGACGTTGTCGCCGCCGTCGATGCTGCGCCCCACCCCAACGGAGTGATCGGCCGGCACGGCGACGAGCGATATTTCGAGCGGTTCCCAATCGGTGACCCGATAGGTTTCGGTGTTTTCTTTCGTTTCGACCAGTTGCGCCTTGTGGATGACGTAACCGACCGACACGTTTTTCACGATGCCGTCCTTGACCTTCTGGAATACCAGATCCGAATCGGCGTCACTTCCGAAACGCACTACGGCGCGACCTATCCGGTCGGCGTCGATTTCAACGGATTCAATAATCCCCACCTGGCTGCGGATGGAGTTGTCGTGATCAATGAGCAGCGGTGCGCCGGCCTTGAGCCGGTCCATGCGCACCGATGACTTGGCGTGATCGAGAATCTCGATCCCCCAATAGCGTTCGTAGGGTGTTTCGCTGGAAAAGGCCAGAGAAACGGTGCGGGCGGCGTCGTCGATGGCACGCTCGCACGCGAGAGCGCGAGTGACGCGAGTGCCTGGGCGGATGGTTTTTTCCATGCGAGCCATTTGGCCACGCACGCTGTCTCGTCCTTAAGGGGATGCGCGAGAAAACCTACAGCACGCCGCAGAGCAATAGCGCTTCGTCGTCATCGACGCGTTGCGTCGGTAGCAGCACCGGGATGGATGGCCGGAACGGGCGCGGCTTGAGTACCGCAGGCGGACGAATGCGGGCGCGCGCGCGGCCACCACCGACTGGCGACCTGGGTAAATCATCCTCTGTGCCGCCCCAGGAAGCCAGCCAGGACAAGAGCCAGGACCGGCCCCAGGCGGAATAGCTCATAGATCAGGCTGCCACTCGTTGCCGAGCTGGCCGGTGCCTTTGATGGCGACGCTATTGACTTGCTTGACGTTGCTATAAATCGGCGTGGTCTGGGCGCGGTCAAAGATCGCATCCACGGAAACCATGTTGTTGATCGGAACTGGCTGACCGCTGTTATTGGCCAATCCGCCAACACCGGCGAGGTGGATGCCTGTCGTGTTCGTTACCGTGCTGCCCAGCACCACCCGTCCGCTGGTGATGTGGATGCCGCAGGTATCCGTGCCGGTCTTGTTGGTGAGCAGGAAGTCGCCGGAGCACTGCTGCATGTTCAGGCCGTTGCCGCTGCCGCCCATGTCGATCTCTGTCTGGTTGATCGCAGCGAAGCAGGACATGATGTGCGCAGGGAAACCGCCGCCTAGCGTGATCGTCCCGGCAAGCTCGCAGTTGAACAGGAAGCCATTGACGTAGGCAAGGTCGAACACATAGCTGTCGCGGATGATGGTGCCGCCGTCGAGCACCCCAGTTACCGTGCAGTTGCGGATTTCCACCGCCGCCGTATCGGACGGGGAATTGATCGTGATGTAGGAGCGGGTCGCGTTGTCGCCCACCAGCAGGAAGGCGCTCACGTCGTCGCCGCTGTCCAGCGTCAAGTCGCCCTTGATGTAGAAGGTCGAGAATCCGCGCGACTGGGCAATGAACCGCGCATCCGCCACATTATTCACGGGCCGGATCGGCGTGCCGGTCGGGTAGGCTTGGCCGGATACCCCGTTGGTCTGGTCGATGGTCACGCCACCGGCAAAGGTGTTGTACTCGATCTCCCGTGTCTGGATCAGGCCGGCAGAGTTGGCAGAGCGCACCGAGACGTTGTTCACATTGACGCGATCACCGATGTTGTTGTTTGATCCGCTGATCTGGACGGCGTAGCGCCCGTCCTCAAAGGTGATCGTGTAGGGTTCCAGAATCTCGATGATCCGCGCGTACTCGATGCCTCCCAGCAATACCGTGGTGTTGTGCCGGTGGGTATCCGTGTACGGCATCCCGGTCGGGCTGTCCTCAAGGTCTTTCAGCGCCAGCCGGAAGTCGTTGCTGTCGAGCCGGCGAATCTCGGTCGGGTTTGTCTGCACCAGTTCCATCGACTCGCGCGGGACGAAAATTTCACCCGTCCCCCAATTCACTTCTATGCCTTCGATGGCATAGCCATCATTCACATAGTCGTTGTCAAAGTAGAGCGCGTCAGCCATGATTTAGGCGTAGAAGCTCGGGACTTTGTTCTTGGTGCCGACGTTGGTCGACTGGTAATGCACATCGACAAAGGTGATGAACGGCGCGACCGTGGATGCGTTGCTCGTCGTGATGTCGTTGGAGTCAAGGTAGAACCGCACCATCAGGATGCCATCAACCTCGATCCGGTCGCGGTCAATCGAGTTGGAGCTGTCGGTCGCCCCGGTGAATTGAGTTTCCGCGATCTTGTGCATGTACTGCGTGGTGCTGGCCGTATCGACAGCCGCCACGGTGATGCTGCTGCTGAATGCCTCCGTCGCCCAGCCGCGTGCGTAGGTGATCTCGAAACCAAACGTCACTGTTCCGCCAGTGACCACCGTGCTGTTGTGCGCCCAGTGCGCATGGATGTAGAGATCGGTGCCGGGAACGTAGTCGTGCGGGATGTGAAACTCGACATAGGCTTCCTCGCCCTCGTCGAACTGCCGCCCCTTGATGTTCCCCCGGAAGGTGGCAAACGTAGGCGCTACCGGACTCGACGGATCGACGTGCATGGTGCTGACCAGATCGTGCCATGCGTAGGACTCGGACCCATTCGGGCCGATCTTGATGCCGGAGCCGGCTGTCTTCGGGACTTGGGCATTCACCCCGTCGCGCAAGTCGGTGAAGTTGGTATCCAACTCAGCGTGAGTCAGGCGCGAGCCTTTGACGGATCGTAGTGTGATGCTCATGTCGTTGCTCCATTGCCAAGGGACTGCACTCGCAGCATCGCCACTTGCACGGTCAGGTTCTGAATTTGCTGCACCATTTGCGTCACGGTTTCCTGCAACTGCTCGACGCGCTGCTTGTCAGCGACACGCTGGGCCTCAAAGAACTTCATGCCCTCGTTCATGGCTTCGATGTTCCGCTTTGCCAATAGGAGGGTTTCGTTGTAATCACTCATCAGAAATCAGCAGCGCAGACAGTGCCGCCCCTGTGCCTGAGTCAATCGTTCCCGACACTGGACCGGTCTTGTAGAACGGGCTTGCCGAGGACTTCCTCGCCCAGCCGGATACCGGCTGATCGGAGGCGAAGGTGCGCGTGAGGCTGATCTGCCCGTTGACGTCTGTCGTGCCGTACAGGGCCACCCACGTCGAGGTGATAGTGCCGGTCGGGTTGCTTCCGGGAGCCGTTGCCATCGTGTAAGTGTAGGTATTGACGCCCGTCACGGTGATGGTGAAGACGCCGTTGTTCTGGCTGTGAGACGCCCCGACGATATGCACCTTGTCGTTCGTCGCCATACCGTGTCCGGTGTGCGTCACGGTTGCCGTGGTGCTGCTGTTGGCAATGGTCACGCTGTCCCGATACGGCATCGGGCCGGTGCCGTTGGCCGCAGCAACGTAGGTGTTCGCGCCGCTGATCGGGGTGTCGGTCGCCGTCGTTACCGTCAGGGTTGCCGTCACCGAGCCTGCCGAAACATTGACTGTCGCGCCGGCAGACTTGATCGAGGGAATCGTCGCCCCGGTTGCTACCGAAATATCGACAGTGCCGGTTGTCGCCGAGACGTAGATAAACTCGTTGCCTGTGCTGGTCGGCGTCACTGGAGAGCCGGTAGTCCCTGAGTCATAGCCGGTGCCCGTGCCAGTCCATGTGTAGGAGCCGGCAGTGGTCAACTCGACGCCGTGGCTGGAGCCGTCCGAGGTGAATGAGCAGTTATCAAGAAGCCCGAGGTCGGAGACGACGACCGCCGCCGCTGCCGTGGTGGAGTCGAAGATGCACTTGTCGAAGTTGGCACCGCCGCCAGTCACCTGTCCGCAGCGCCGGAATACCGTGTTGTTGATCGCGCTGTTGGACTTGAACACGAAGGTGTCCATGTCCGTGAAAGTGCACGACTCAAAATTGATGTCCGCATTGTCCGTAGCGAGGAAGCGCCCCTTGGCTACCGTGCCGACCTTGGTAATCGAGATACCCGTCCAATCGACGCGGCTGGACGCATTCTGCACTTCAATCAGGTTGAAGTTGGCCGTGACGTGCTTGGTGTCGAGGATGGTTATGGAGCGGTTGCTGTCGCGGAAATCCACCGCCGTTCCAGATGTGCCAAGTAGTAGTTGGCCTTGCCATTTATACGCGCCGTCCTGATACTGGAAGATGCCTAGCCGGTGATAACCTGAGTCGAGCAGCGTGAAGCCAGTACGCGCTGCCGTAGTGTTCTTGTCATTGAACTCGGCAATTTCCGCAAAGGTTCCGTAAGTGCTGGAGCCGCCACCAATCGCGCCGCCTTGAGTCACTTGAATCGTGCAGCGACCGTAGCGGATAGCATCAATACCAAATGGGTAGCCTCGCGCAGGGACAGCCAGCGCCTTGTAGCCCCATCCAGAGTACTGTCGCGTACCGGTGGGGGAGCCGACCGTATTGACCGTGATGCCGCTGGGATCGGCCATCGCCAAGCACAACCAACCACCATAAGTCCAAGTGTCTGACCCACCATGACTGACCCAATAGAACGCGGCTTGTGACGAACCGATCATGGTGCGGATACCGCCGTTGGCCTCTGTATCGAGAACCCCCGGTGCCCAGAAGTATGCCCACGTCAGTACCGCGCCATCGGTAGGAATGGTGAAGCCCGCGCCGTTGTTGTCCATCAGGCCACCGACACCTACCTTGATCGTCGCGGATGTGCAAGCCGTGCCTTGGATGAAGAAGTCAGTCTCGGCAGAGGTCAGCGCGTTGAGGTTCGTCCAGCTTTCCGGAGTCGTCGCTGTCGGCTCCACCATGCCGGTCGACGTCTCGTTCGCGTTGAGCGTCGTAAGGTCTGTCGAATAGAGCGGGTTTGCCATTACGCTCCCCGGTACTCACGAATGGTCTGCATCATCCGCCGCTTGGCCTCAACGGCATCCATGCCGGCAGGGAGGCGTGCGAACTGCCCCGTTGCGATCACCGGCTTGCCTTTGTTGAGGTATCCATCCAGCACAGACAGCGTGACCGGCGACAAGTCGTACAGCTTGGCACCGGGGGTCAGCATCGCCGCAGTCATAAGCGGGTAGTCCTCGACCATCACCCCGCAGACATCCGGGCGCATGAACTCAGGGAGCGCGCCTTTCAGCCACTCGCACTGATACGCCGAGCAGGACGCAGGACGGCCCTCGTAGATGCGGCATCCTTTGTCGCAGTGCTCGCACGTCACGCCCTCCTGCTTGTCCAGTTCAGGAACAAACGTGAGGGTGCAACATGCGGTGCACGGTCCGCAGGAGCGCATCTTAGGTATCGCTCGTCCGAATCACGGTCGAGGAGCCGCCGCCAGAGCCGAACGTCGCCGCCGATTGGAAGGTCTTGATCGGAGTCGATGCACCATCACGCACGCGCACCCACAGCGCCCGGTCGGATGAGTAGGTAGCTTGGAACGATTCGGAGGTAGCCGTCGCCAGCTTGTCGATGTAGGCGATGAAGACGTTGTTGGTCGCGCTGGCATTGGTGCCGGCAAAGTCCTCGTTGCCGTCCGTCGTGTCGATGGTAAAGGTCGATCCGGTATAGCTGGTGTAGTGCAGCTTGCGGTAGATGCCGGCGTTGTCCTCGACGCGGATGTGGCCCGATGCCGGGGTGTCTGTCGGGATCGCCGTGGAGACAACAACAGACGTGATGTTGTCCGTGGTCAGCGCGGTGTTGAGCGCAAACTGATCGTACTTGATGCCGTCGCCGGTGTCTTTCGGGCCGACAAGGACGTAATCTTCACCAACGACCACGCCATTGACATAGAAGGTCTGGTTGTTCGGCGGGTTGCGCTGCGTGCCGTCAAGGGCGGTAATCTTGTCCGAAGCGGTCAGGTCGTCCGTCTCGATGCCGAGGCCGTAGGCGGCGATGATGGCGGAGCCGGTCGATTGTCCGCAGAAGGGGAAGGACAGCGTGCGCTCGGTGATAGTCGAGGATGTTGCCGTTACCGAGGATTGCGTCAGCGTCAAGGCGGCAACCGGGGCAGCGCCGGTGAGCTGCTGAATCCACATCGTGTTCGTGCCGTTGTCGGCCAGAATCTGGCCGGTGCCAGCCGTTGCGCCGGAACCCCACGACACCGAGAGAGAATCAGAGAATGTGCCGCCTGCCAGCGAGGTGTAGGCCACCTGATGCGTGATGCCACGGAACAGTTCGCCGGTCAGGCCGTAGATCGTTGATGCAGACTCTTGGCGCGTCAGCCACTTCATGCGCTGGTAGAAGTCGTTGATCGAACGGGTCGGCTTGTTGACGTTCCACTCGGAGTAGTAGAACTCGCTGGAGCCGTTGGCATCCACGTCGATGGCATTGTAGCCTTCGGTCGTGTTGGTGATGTCCGTCCAGCCCGACACGGTGCCTTCCGCCGTCTGGTTGTTGTTGTCAGCGGCGTAGGTCAAGGCCAGCACGTTGTTGCCTCGCGCCGTACCGGTGCCGATCTTGAACTCGGAGAAGGTGAAGCCCCAGACGCGGGTCTGGCCGATGATGCGGCGACCGTCGATGTCCGAGCCGGAGGTACGCACCTTGAGCATGAAACGATGTGAGTAACCGGAAGCCGCGTCGAAGTTCAAGCCTTTGGCCGACTCGCCAAACGGGACGGAATTCCAGAAGTCGTTGGTAACAATGGCCCCGTTCTGGACAATCTGCAGGTCCATGCCACGGTTCGCAATAACCACCAGACCGTCCCAAATATCATCGCCACCCGACTGGATGATCGAGCCGTCATACAGGTGTTCGCTGGCCGTCTGGTCGATGTTGTAGCCGTTGATCAACTGGATAATGTTGTCCGTCTGACGTTCGGACGGGGTGACATTGGTGATGTCGAGGAAGTCACCCGAGGACGCCACCGCAACCGCATCGTCGGCGCGGTCCTGAATCCAGCGGTGGAAGTCGATTACCGAGTCGTAGGTGGCACCGGATGCGCCGTGAGCGGGACCTGCGTAGCGGATATTTTTGGACGTGTCGATGGTCCAGTTGGCTGCGTTGGAAAAGGCCATGATTTACTCCTAAAGGTTCGGCATGAAAAAAAACATTTTTGCCAGCATCAGGCCCAGGCCGCCGGACAGGATGGTCCATACGGCCCACCCCATCTTTGCCATGCCTTTTGATTCCGAGATGAAGGCGCGAACTTCCTCGGCGAGGGTTTTGACATCTTTTTCGAGGTTGGCGATATACAGGTGGGCGCGATTGATGTCCGCGGTCGAGTTGGAATGCTTCTCCTCGAGGATGGCGACTTTGGTGATCTGCGCAAGAATCAGGTCGAGCTTGGTGCTGACACCTTCCATGGTGCGCTTGAGTTCGTCGCGGTCGTGCATCAGGCCGGTAATCACCACTTCCTTGGTGCACTCCTTGGCACGGCGATCAATGATGGTCGAGGTTTCACTCATGCGTCGCTTTCCGTTTGCGTGGTCTTGATAATGTTCTTGTCGGCATCGCGTTCGACGGTGCTGGTGGTGACGCGATCCGGCAGGCTGACGATGCGCAGCTCGTCGGGCAGATCGACATTGACTTCGACAACCGGGGCAGCCTGCTCGGGCATGCGCGCCTCGACTTCGACGGTGACCTCCGGCGCGGCCACGGTGACGGACGGGGCGGCGACATTGACTTCGGTGCGCTCGACGGTGACTTCGGTCACTGGCGCCGGCAGGTGATTGTCGATGCGGGTTTCGCCCATCTGGATGACAGGGTTGATGTGGTAAGTCGGCGCTGGCGGGACGGCGGGCGGCATGGCGGCGCGCTGGGCCATTTGGGCGGCGACCAGCTCGACGGCTTTTTCTGCCGGGCTGGGTGCCGGCGCGGCGGGTTTGGCTTCGGGCGCGTTGTAGGGCGCCAGGCCGGCGGTGCGGGCCATGGCATTGGCGGCGGCGAGCGAGTCGATG